CCCAAATGATTCATAATAAGCTCTCTGTAGCCGCTCAAAATTTTTGTCAAAATTTCTCATGATAAATGACAAAAATTTTGAGCATTCTAAGAATCAATTCCAGCGAGTATTTCTTCTTTTTCCACCTTGGAAAGCTTCGTATATTCCTGAATAATATCCTCAGCAATTCTATTCTCCATATGCATTCTTGCTTTAATGGCATTAACGAATATTGATTTCTTCCATGTCGGCATACTTTACACCCCCAATACTTCTGCCAAGGCAATATTTAGAGCCGCTACTTGCGCCTCCATTGCTTCAGCTTTTGCTTTTGCGATGGAAGCTTCTTCATCTGCGGTTAAATTTCTTTCGACAACTGTTTCTCCATCCTCTTCATAAAAAATGTTATCTATATACTTATAACCTACGCTTAATGGATATTGTGTAGTGTCTACAGCAATCGCATCCTCTCCATACTGCACTCTTGCAATTTGATTTGCCACCTCGTAATTATCACAAACAATAATATTTCGTACTATATTGCCTTTTATTAAACTAAATATCTGATTACACCACATAGCAATCTCCTTTCCTTAACTTGCAAACCATCTTACTATAACGATTCCTGACCCACCAGCAGCATACCGACGAGGATATATACCGTTTTCGCCTCCACCTCCACCTCCGCCGGTGTTTGGAGTTCCAGCTGTAGCATACTGGTAGTTACTAGAACCATTAATAGATAAATTGGTGTAGTTCCCACCTGCGCCGCCACCGCCAGCTCCACCTTGTCCATTTCCACCACGCTCGCTATAGTAGCCATCGTGCGCTTGGAGATCATAATTATATCCAAAACCACCGCCACCACCAGCGTAAAGCGTTCCGCCGGCTTCTCCAAATGCTCTTGTGGTAAAACCTTGACCTGCACCGGGAGGTGTTCCAGCACCACTGGAACCTCCATTATACCGATTTTGCTCTACCTGTCCACCAGAACCATCCGTTCCACCAGCACCAGCTACGTATCCATTTCTACCATATGCACCTCCTCCCGAACCGCCGTTAGTACCATTGTTCCCCGCAACAGATACGCTTCCAAAAGAACTAGCACTACCATTATGTGCGTCATTATCATTTGCTGCTCCTCCTGCACCAACTACTATAGGTATCTGTGTACCAGGTGTTACAGCAACGGTTTGCGTTAGTGTGTAACCACTACCAGCTCCATTATTAATGTAACTGCCGCCGCCACCAACAAGGAACACTTGAACGGAATCTACGTCAGTAGGAACAGTCCACATTTGTGAAGAAGTAAATATGACTTGGCCAGATTGAGCGGGACCGCTTGCATACGCTAACCTTGCCACTCCATTTACACCGATGTATATTTTCTTTACTTTTCGAGCTACATCTCCTACTCCTACATACGCCTTTTTTACTTTCCTTGCAACGTTTGAGACTCCTACATACAATCCTTTTGCCATGTATTCCTCCTATTCATATACAAAGTAAAGTGACCCAGTAGCCAGAGCAGATACTCCCGCTGTAAGGTCTGCTGTACCATAATCACTAGACATTTTTCTCCAAGAGCCCCAACTTGCTCCAGCGGCAGACCTAATATAAAATGCATTGTCACCATGAAATCTAATAGCGATTTGAGCACCATATCCCCCTGACGGGTCTGTATGTGGAATATAAATTACATGAAACCAATCGGTATCAGGAAAACCAGGAATGTTTGTTGATGATGCGATATATGGAGAAGGATATGTTGCGGATGTAAAATCTATAACCCCATACCATGCCGATTGTGCAAAGTGACTTGGCGGATGTCCCCCAATTGAATCTGCATTACCACCATTAGCTGGCAGGCTTGTAGGCAATCCTGTAATCATACTTGCTGGATGTGTAGCTGGATGAGTGTAAACAGTATCTGTAAACTTCGCATTTGCCGGAACATCGGATTCCACCGTATGTCCGTTGACTTTTTCAGGGTTGGTAGCTTTTTCATTTAAAAATGCATCGTTCAATATCAACTGCCTAAAATTTGCATTGAATGTATCTGCATGGTTTGGGTCAGTAGTCTCTAATTTTCTCAAATGCTCATTGTATTCAGGGTTACTTGTATCAAAATAAGCCATTCTACATCCTCCTAAAATATATCATCAATTTCAATCGGCATCTCTATATCTGAATCTTTTGGTTTTGGAGTAAATGCCCTTATTGTGACAGCATCCCCATCAGCATCAATAAGAGCTATTTCACTGATTTTTTGTCCTGGTAACTCACCAATTTCCAAAGTACATAAGTAGCGGTAGGAAGTCTCTGTAATCTTGGTTATGGATTCCACATTCTTTCTTAGAATCTCATGTTTTAAAGCTATATCATCAATCCCAGGAGTAATAATATCTCCTGACTGAGTTGCTCCACCAGTGCCAAAAGCCATTTTAGTTATTGCTGGGACTGGCGATATACCAGCTCTTGCCTTTGCCATTTTTGCTTTTGCCGTTATTGTAATTATGCTATTTGGCATAATAAACCTCCTTAAATGTTTTCGACTATCTCTTCACCATTAGGGTATTTATAAGTTATCCGAATTGGTAAATTAGCACCCTCTGAATTAAGAAGAGTACTTCCATCTAATAAAAAACTTCCATCCAAAGCCTGGACATCACTCCACCATTTTACCCCGATGATTAACCCCAAGCGTATACGAATGGATTCTTCGTTTTGCACTGCATAATGATAGATAAGTCTGTAATTATCCTTTGCACTGGCTTCCTTTACCTGACGGACATTTCTTTTTAAGGAATCAAATGGCAGTGTAGCAGCATCGATATCCCTGGGTAACACAAGAAGGAATTCAGCCCATCGGGTAGTATCGTATTGATATAGTGGAATGAGTTCGGGATTCTGATATCCTAAAGCCTTTACAGCAAGGAGAATCCCTTCCTTTGTCCCTGCCTTCTCCGCTATGATTGCCCTCATGCTAAGCCTGGTACGATAGGTTTCAATATCTTCCCCCTTCAGCATAGGCATATTCCTGTCACGCCCATGTTCCAGGAGCATTGACTCACTAGCAGATATAATCATGGATTCTTCCCTTACCCGGAAGATATCTTGTTTACAATCATCGAATATTTTACCGATAACCTTAAAAAATATATAAAACTGGTTAACCTTTTGCTTTCCCTTACGGAGAGGCGTGAAAAGGAGGCTAAACATATAATCTCCGAACTTCTCAAATATTGTCATAGTCAGCTCCTTTCAACTGTAACAGACAGTTCTCCAAGGATAATAACCTTATCTGTTTCAAGAAAAACATCCTCTTCAGGAATTAATACCTTTACATTTTTTATGGTAGACACGGTTTTCTTGATAGCATATACAATATCCGCATGAGTAAGCTCATTCAGCTCCCTTTCTTTACTTATCTTTAGGAATTCGGTTATAGCAGCCGTTACCCCTTCAGCAATACCGGAATCAGAAGTAGTTTCCGAAATAGTAACGGTTACTGTGACAGGTTGCTCAATAATCGTGGAGCTCTTAACAAGGACATCATCATATGACCCGGCTATTTCATCAATAGAAGTCTTTACTAACGCAAGTAACGCCTCTGTAGCTTCTCCGGCTGTACCAGTAACGACAATATCAACCGTCCCTTGTCCTCTTGGGTGCTGGTCATTTACTTTAGCAAATAAAACGCCTGGGACTTCTTCAGCAGTATTTTGATATTTCTCTGCGATTGGCCTTGTCGCTAAGTCTGACCAGGAGCGGAGTGTTCTTTCACGTAAGCTTTCGATGTCTTCAAGGTCACTGCCTTCTCTTGTTATCCATCCTGATTCATTCGTAACAGTGCAGCCACCATCCAAATAAGTAAGTGTGCGGGTTATCTGTCCTGTAGGTACATTGTATTTACTTCCTGCAAGCTCTGCTTCAACAAGAACCTGAACGGAAGAACTTCCTTGCTGAAGTATCGTATCACTTACCACAAAGAACCGTAGCTCTTCACCATTTAAATCTTTTATCGTTTTGAAAACATGACCTTGCGGTATTTTAACAGCATCCTCAGTGTCCCCACGGGTAACAGTTACCATTCCTTGAGTTTTTACAGCCTCCTTCTGTTTCTTTGAGAAGTCAGCAGCCTTAAGCTTTAGCCAGATACCCTCTGCATGGGATACAAACATATTGTTGAGAATACTACGCAAGAGAGTAACTAATTCAATCCGTATCCTTAGGACTATCATAAGCAAGGTGTAAAAAATACCACCGGAATTAAAATTCGTTATAGAAAAGCCTTCATCGGTTAATTGCGTTATTGTTTCTTCCTTCAGCTCATCTATATCAGGAACCGGAAGTATTTCATCAAGAATACTTTCATCAATCATTTGTGACCACCTCCACATTAATTCTGTCAAGACTTACAGCAAGACTAAAGGTATCGGAATCATTGATAAATGAAAAGGTGACAAGGATTGTAATGATATCGTTATCAAAGCTTACATCTGTGTTAATAGTATCCATATCAATTATATCTCTGTTACTGAGCTTTTCCTTTATCCGCTCCCCAATTTCCAGTATGGTAAGTTCATCATCCTCACTCTGGATAAATTCCAGTAGTGACCAACCCCATTCCAAATCATAGAATACTTCTCCGGCTTGGGTCATTGCCTCAAGTCGTATATCCTGCATTAGACATTCAAAACCGGATGCAGTAGGAGCGTCCCCTGTGGCTGCCTGGGTGAGCTGCCAAGTATCATCAAGTTTTATATCCGTGTCATATAATCCAGCCATCAAACCACCTCTCCAATAATGCAAGGGTTTAATTCACCATAGAGCATCCCGATCGCAACGGTTTTCCCGGCTTCAACATTAATTTTAGAAAGAATACCTGGTATTTCTGGAAAGCGTTCATCAATAGCACCTGATTTGCCAAGTATCTTGAGATTATAGGAATACCATTCCCCTGAAGCTGTTACCTTCGTTACTTGCGCACGCATGAACGATGCAAGCTGTAAATGAGGAAAATCACTTGCAATCTGTTTCTCTACGACGTTTTTTATCATATCTTCAAGCATTGGTTTGCTCCTCCGTTTCCGTTGTCCTGTAAATCATCACACGGTTAGAAATATATATAAGTACGAATAAATCCCGCCTCATTGGTAGTAAAAACAACTTTCTTAACCTCGTATTCACCGGATATCTGTGGGTGCGAAATACTTATTTTCTGTGAGTGTTTTATAAAGGGAGCAGAAACTGTCTCAAGCTCCCAAACACCTCCCGACCGATTAAGTGATATAATATTTGTTCCATACTCAAAAGCATAGATTTTCGATTGTTGCGGCTTTATTCCCCAATGGAATGAACCACCGGAAAAGTAGAACTTTTCTGAAATTCCCCATATGGAGTGTATCTCATTGATAACAGCGATAACATTCTTTTGATAGATGGGTACTCTTGCCTTTTCTGGATAGGTTGTTTTTGTAAGTTTCACATTTTTAACCCCTGCTTTTGTAAGGCAAAACGAGAGTATTTCTTGTGGAGTAGTATCCAGGAAGGTTGATGTGATGTTTGTCTCTTCCAGCAGAATCATTTCGTCTTTCAGGAGTATCTCATTCATATTGCTTCCGTCATTGTAGGGCTTTGTGATATATCCTTCAAAAACCTCATCGAATACATCATTATAGCCAAGCTGTATAAGGGCTTTTTCTTTGGCTGCCAGTGAGATGTTTTCTTGAAATTCCTGTGTGAATCTCACTTTTGACCAATCATAGTAACTATCTTTGTTTGAATAAACTTCAATTTCAATACCTTCCGTAAAGGTATATTCCCCGAGCTTTACACTAATTTCAGGATAAAAAAGCTCTGTAGCTTCCATTCTTAGAATCACTTCCTTTTCCTTTTTAGTAAGGCATATTGGTAAGCTTATTTGAATAGCTCGTTATGTGTGCATTATCTACAGCAGGTGATTTACTGGGTGCACTTCCCCGGTTATTGTTTAGATAATTTTGATAAGCAGGGTCTAAACTATAACTTGAAGTATTAGTAGTGCTTTTTTTCTTACCTGTAGACTTTGTTGCTTTTATTTTCATAGTGTTGTATGTCCAGAACTCAAGGCTTACTGTAAGTTGTTCTTTCTTGTTTTCTTCCTTGGTTCCAAGACTTTTAAAAATAACTTTTTTGATTTTTCGGGCTGCCGTATGCTCATTGATAATCTCATGTACAATAGGTTTCTTTTGTCCTGATTTTAAAAAAAGGTTTTGTATTTTCTCAAGCTTTTGCTTCTTGGTTAGCTTTGGGCTATCTTCCAATATGAGCTCAATGGTAATCTTGGCATCCTCATATCCTGTAGCTTGTTTGGCTTTGGCAGAGCTGCCCTGGACTTCCTGTTCCTCAACAAGTGCATCATGCTTCACTTCAATGCTTTTGATGAGACCGGGGAGGACAACCCCGCTCACCTTTATCGAACTGTCATCGACAAATATCAAGATTATCCCTCCCCTGGCATTGGTGTACCGTTGCTATTGATATAGTCCTCAATTTCTTTAATAAGCTTGAAGAGCTGCGGGAGCTCCTTAATCTTGCTAAAGTCGGTGGTCAATACAAATTTGTCAATTGTGATTCCCTTGTCGCTTTCCTTTTCTTTTACGGATTCCCTTGATTCTCTGGAAACCTCTCGTAAATCAATTTTCTTGAGGGGCTTCCTTCCACTAGAAGTGTCAATCTTTCCAAGTCCTTTTTCTACCGCCTGGTAAGGGATGTCGTCGCCTTTTTCAATGCCTTCAGCAATGGTTGTCATTGTCCTATGTCCTGAGAGCGTCAAGTCACTGAGAGGGCCTTCTTTGGCATCAGAGAAAGGAAGGAGCTTTCTTACATTTTTAAAGATACCCTTAACAGCATCTACCGGAGCAGAAGCAGCACTCTTTATACCATCAACAAGCGTATGTATAATTTTAGCACCACTGTTACGAAACCACTCCGGCAGACCAGAAATAAAGGTCTTTACATTGTCAATACCTTCTACAAAAGCACCTTTTACCCTGGTCATTAACCCTTTGAAAAAAGCTACAATGGTATCCCAATGTGTAATGATTAGTAATGGTATTCCAATAAAGGGCATAAAGGCAGCAATTGCTATTTGCAACCACAAGGGCATCCCAGAAAATAAATTCTTTATCCAGTCAAAGCCTGCTTTTATACCATCTACAAATCCATTCCAAACGCCCTGTATCCAGGCTACAACAGTATCCCAATTCTGCCATAAAAGAATGATTGCTGCTATGAGTGCCACAATTCCTATTACAATCCATGTAACGGGATTAGCGAGCAAAGCCGACGTAAATCCCCATACTGAACTTATTAGTCCTGGCATAGCTGTTACGGCAGTTCTTATAGCTTGCTTTGCCATACCTACAAGACCAAGTGCCATATTTTTTAGAGCATTGGCTCCGTTAATGGCTGCGGTTTTTGCCATACTTGCTATACTTCCAGCTACATTCCTAATACCTGATACTGCCGTTGATGCAAAGCTTTTTATATTACTAAATCCTTTTTTCAATCCATCACCAGCATATAGAGCTTTTATGTAAATTGTATCGCATAGTCCAGGTAATGCCATCAAAGCAAGACGAAAACCATTTAAAAAACCTGCTGTTTTTGTAAATACAAGACCAACACCGCCAATAACAGCAACTAGAGTACCACCTACTGTCAGGAATATACCTATTCCTAATACAACAAGCATTATATTTCTAACTAAATCTTGGTTTTTATCTATCCAATCACTGACGTTAGCTAACACTTCTGAGCCTTTATCAACCATCTTATTGTAAGTAGGTAATAAGGTATTACCTATACTTTCTGTAACATTGTGTATACGCTGCGTAAGGGTCTCGTAACGATCTGGCTCAGTTTGATTAATAGCATTCGCCATTTCTTGAGTGACTGCTGTACCTTTACCCATTGAATCATATAGGGTTAAAATATTTTTTTGAAGGTCTCCGGTTTTCGAGTACATGAGGTCTATCAATGCAACCGCTTCATCAGAACCAAAAGCACTCTGTATATCCTGTTTTTCCATAGCATCTAAGGTTTCCCCATACTTGGATTTTAAGATACCCAGTATCTCTGGCATTGAACGTAGCTGCTTGTTGGAATCTATGAAAGATAGACCTAATTCATCCCCTGCTTTAGCAGCCGTTCTCAAGAATGCTCGGTACTTTGTTCCAGCCTCAGAACCACTCATAGTAGCTTGCAGCATCCCAAGTATTGAGAGCTGCTCTTCAAGGGGGACATTCGCTGTAGTTGCTGCGCCGCCAAGAGCAGTGACAGACTCAGCCATACTTGAACCGGATGCCTTAAACGTTAAAATTGCCTGTGCCATACCAGCAGAGAATATTTCAGCAAACTCAATATCTGATAAATCTGAATAAAAATCCTTATAGATACCGTATCCCGTTGCAAATAAGGATGTCATTTCATCAATTGTGGAGCCCGTTGCCTTTGCTGTAACACCTGCTATTTCTGTGTATTTGGCAATACCAACTTCGTTTAGGCTATCAATACCACCTTTTATATCCACGGCAGCGGATAAAAACTCAGGCTTAGTAGTTCCTGCCCAGGTATTTGAAAAATCCGTTGCCGCTTTCTCAAGGGTTTTTAAATCTTTAACCCCCATTGAGCTCAATTCACCTAGCGCACGCTTGGTATCAAACGTTGCTTTCACTGGTGATAGGGCTGCATCGGTTATCTGAGCACCAACACCCGCCACCGTAGCCCCTACTTTTGTCATGCCTCCGAATGTTTGTTGTAATCCTTCTAGCTTAGATACAGAACCACCAACGGAAGATTGAACCCTTGACATCGGGCCAGTTAAATTATCAACCATATTCATTATCAGTGATAACTTAAAAACAGATTCTAAACTCACACTATTGCTCACCTCGTTTCTTGATGGTATAATAAGGAAAAAGGAGGGATACAAATGATAATATTTATTACTATGATAAAAGTAATAGTCTTTGCTTTATGTCTGGGTGCAATTATCTCAGTTATTGTCTTAGTTCCAATGTTTTTATATACCATTCCTTATACATTGTGGGTGGGGCGTGAAAACACAATGGGTAGACAAAAGGATAAACAAAAGGAAAAAATATTTAGTGCCGCCAAGAATGCGACTAAACTTTATAAATCATGGATAACAAGACAGAAACCGACCATATAGAGGTCGGTTTTTTTAATCTGAGAACACTTTTGAAATTGCTCTCGCCATAATATCTTCCTCAACCTCTTCCAAATACCTTGCCCGGGCGAAGAGCTCTAAAAATTCATCAAAGTGCAACTCCCCGATATTATCTGGCAGAAGAGCAGGGGGGACGAACCTGTGAATCTCAAGCGTGGCTGCTTGTATAAAGTCCGCCTTCACCCTTCCGAGCAGCTCCTCTACAGTTTCATTAAATTTGCATTTTTAGAAAGACCAAGCATGGAGAGCAGCTTTTCACCAGCACTTAAAGCAAGAGCCGGATATTCCTCAAGGTCTGCCTCTAACTTGCTTCGGTGTTCCGGGACAACATTATCAAACATAAAAGTTTTAATGGCTTTTGTCATACCGTTGGAAGCCGTTTTCACATAACGGTCATAGCTTGCCGTTGTAGGCTTCTTAAAAATATAAGAGACTTCAATTTCTGTATCATCGTCAGGCTCCAACGTCAATTTAAGCTGGTATATCTTGTCATACTTTTTCTTAAAATCTTCCAAGCTCATACCTGTATCCTTGCTCTTAGCTTCAGTTGCTACCTCTGTACCTGTTTTCATTATGTTCTCATCCATTGTAAAGACCTCCATTGTCATTTATTTTGAGATATTAGATAGCTTTAACGCCATCACTTTCGATTCCATTTACGATAATCATATCAAGGTCGACCTTGATACTTTTATCACCTTGAGCAGCTTTGTTACTTCTTTTGGTAAAAGTAACAGTAGTTAGAACATCACTTCGTGTTCTGTCCCCTTCATTCGCATAGGATACAACGATTTTAGGAATTACAAGCTTTAGAAGGGGCTTTTTCTTACTCTTGCAATAATCAAGTAACACATCATAATCATCACGGAGCAGACTGATTTTACCTTCAGACTTATAATTTCCTTCCCCGTATCCCCTTGGTTTTTGTCCTTTTCCATAAGCAAGCTCTTTTTCAAGCTCATCGTCATAGCTAATTTCCTGAATCTGAATTGTCAAACCCGGAAGTTTAATGTCTACATCTGCCCAATCATAGGCTTTCCCATTTACCAATAGTGACATTTCATGACCTCCTTAATTTGAGCTCGGCTTTGTTCTGCCAAGATCGATTGTAATTTCTCTTATGTATCCTCTGGATATGTAACGGATTATTACCGCCATTGTCTCTGTAGCAATAATATCCTGGTCAGAAGGTACACTAATTGTTGCAGAGGTGATTTCCTGATTTCTCGCCATTTCATCAAGAGGTGATTCCATAAACTTGGCTCTTGTTTCAAGTTCACCCTGCACATCCTCTAAATCAATGTCATCCTGAAGGAGCTGAAGAGCGTCCTTACGGACTTCCCGTATTATTTTATTCTTAACACGGACATCCTCTGCATAACGGTAATCAGAGCCATCCGGTGACATTACCCTGGCATTGGTAACATAAAAGTTATCAAGCCCATCATATTCCCGGAAAGTAATATATTTTGCTGTATCCAGCAACTCAATATAATCTGCGATTCCATTGGGGCGGAGCTCTAGCATCTTGGTTTTTACAATTCCCATTCCGGCAGTGTCCCTGGTCTTTCCAATACTCTGGTGTACACTGGTCTTAGAATACAGACCGCATACAATACCAGCATTGTTAATCTCCCTGGTGACACCATCCATACCAACATAGAGGGAACGAGCTGCAACAACCTGAATGTCAGTATTAGCAATTACCTTTCTGTCTGCTTCCAGACGTAGCGCATAGTCGGTAACGTTTTCATTCTCTTCAGGAACATAAGCCTCTAGTACAAATAAGAGCGGTTTATGGTAAAGAGCTGCCAGTTCTTTTTGCTGTTCTGATACAGCCGACCAGAGAGCCTTTTGTGATTCACCGACGATATGAACAAGTTCATATTGCTCATTGAATCTTTTCAGCTTATCTATGGCAACGAGAACGTCAGCATTTGTCATAGAGGGTGCAGTTGTTTTAAATTTGTACACATCACCTACAAGAAAAGAATTTGCCTGGTTAGGTTCTGCCCCTTCCGTAAAGGTTACTGTCAACCCGGTAAGAGGGATTGCATATGTACCCGTTAACGGAACGGTTAACTCATCAGAATAGCTATAGCCTCCATCAATGGAGTAATGAAAGAGAGCGGTATTCCTTTTGCCCTGACCTGTAATATTAATGATTACATCAAACGCATTATTCGGGTTTCCTGAAGCAACCAGAGAGCCTGTTCCAGTACCTGTCTTTTCAACCTCTCCCAGACTTCCGGCTGTAGTGGCAGCAACCGGAATGCAATAGATTCTGTCAGAGCCATTCTCTATTGAATCCAGGACTTTGTCAGCGAGTGGGCTTAGTCCTAAACGCTCCTTTATTTTTTCGGCTGTCATGCTCCCGATAATTGTAATAGGCGAATCAGAAGTAATCGGGGATACACCAATCTTTACATGGATACCTTCGCCTTTATCCCCTGAGAGCCCCAAAAGACCGTCTGTAATAGTTGTTGTCACATCACGAAGCATCACTTCACCTTCTTTCCAATAGGGTTATCAGAGAAGGAAGTGACTGCCTTATCATATTCTTTTTCCGTAACCATTTTCCCAACCTTCCAGCCAAATGCTGCACATATTCCGCTAAAAATGGAGGAAGGTGTTTTTCTCTTCAGTCTCAGCTCTTCAATACTGAAGAACTGTTCCGTAGTATCAGCCGTTTCCGACTGATTTTTTGATGTTTTATCCATGTTATAGCTCCTTTCCCTGGATAACAGAATCAACTATAATATCTTTAATCTTTGCAAAGTCGGTATCTTTGTAGATGCCGCCGTCAAACTTAATCTTTACATTGACGGCAGCTTTTGATTTTAGGATACTGTCTTCATCGTCTACCCATTCCGCCTCAAGAACATTAATAGCAGTATAATTCCCTTTTATCTCAATTCCTTTGCCAAGCAAAATGAGAAATTTCTCAAAGATTTCCTCTGTGCATTCCGGGTCAGGGTCTCCAATGATAACACTGAAGGTCGTTTCTCTGGAAAAAAGCTTTCTCCTCTTATACTGTGCGCCTGTTTGGTCTTGGTATAATTTTTTTGCGCCGCTTCGGTCGAAAGTTTCTTCCTCAAAAAGTACCGCTCCCACATGAGCATCCTGAGATAGTTTCAGCTTTTTCATACTGATAAAAATCTTTGATTTCACTCCGGCATCTTTCAGGCATTTTGAAAGGTGTTCTCTGCATTCTGTAAACATGATTAATCCTCCTGGAAATAATCCTTAATCGTTCCTTTGATTTCTTTGATATCTTCATCATTGATACCAAGAAAGGGACGGGCAGGGATATTAACGGTAACAGTGACCTGTTTTTTACGTACCCATTTGTCAGCATAACGGAAGATAAGCCCTTTTGATGTTTTCGCTTTGATAGTGATACGTCGGTTCTTAGCCCCTAGTTGATGTGTTGCTGCATAAACTTTATTGGTACCAACGGCAAAACCGGAGGCATCCGCTTTAGTCTTTATGGAATTGCGAAGTGCTGCACTCTTTACCAAAGTGACACCTCCGTCATTCTCAACCCGAATGGATTGCTTCCACTTCTTACCTTCCGGGTCTTTCCCTGTCTTAAAGCGTTCCAGGGTAGATTCCCGGATTGATTCCGCAATAGAAGCGTTTATCCCTTTTTTATCAATATCGGCAATCTGTCTAAGCCTACTCATTAACGCTCTGGTATCACCTTCAACTCTTATGCTGTACATAAAATCACATTCCCTTCAAAGAGTTCCTGGAAAAAAGCCTCGGGCTTGATGAAACGGTAAACCCGGTCTGCGCTGCCTTGGCAGTATCTTCCGTACCGAGACTGACTTTTCCTTCCGCCAGCAATGCAAGAAATTTAATAGCAGCATTATAGCGGTTTAAGTAGTTCTTTTCCCGGTCATTCTCATCAATACCAATCCTAGAATACAGATTGTAGACAGCTATATCCTTTGCAAACTTATTAATTACCTGTGGGACAGCGGAAAGAGGAACCGGATACCTTTTTGCAAGATATCCGTCAATCTCTGCTCCGGCGTCCGATATAGCGGAGTCAATAATCGGAATGATTTTTGTTTCTCGTTCTGTTACATCTTCGATATATTCATCACCAATGATAGTATTGAGAGCATCATCTTTAATCATAGAGCGTACTTCCGTCACTTCACAGTATCCCAATTCGATCCACTCCTTTAAGCGGCAGTGCCATCACTGCCATATGCCATCTGCCAGAAAGAATAACCAGAATTTCCACGGGAATCTGTTCCATAAAGAAATTCTTTACGCATGAATACGTTATCATCTGTATCAGCAGTCATAGGAACAAACTTAGCCTTTTGTCTTTCCTGATAGATTAGCGGTTTAATCGGTTTGTTAGTGCAGAGCAAAAACCACATAGAATCATTTCCGGCAAGGTCAGGAACCACCAGCAGCTCCGCGGTTCCTTTTAAGACGTTTGTCGTTCCGTCTATCTGGTCAGCAAGAAGAATTTTTCTTGCTTCTCCTTCCAATGCAGGAGGAACAACCAAAAGGTCAGGAATAATCTTTAATGGCTTTTTGTTCTCATCCGTGTAAGACATAATTGTTGCCCTTGCTGCGGAATAGGATTCAGGCGAAAGTTTTGCAGTACCCTTATTTCCGAATACCTTTTTCCCTACCTTATGGGAATCGGAGAAATAGGGTTGACCATCATAGCATTTATTTTCAAATCCAGCAGGCAGTAACGTAAATACTAGTTCATCCGGGTGTTGTGCAGCACTCTGACCAAGGGACTGGATAGCAGGATTATAGATACCGATTCTATCATCTTCAATGTCATTGCGAGGGATTCCGACTGTAACTTCAAAATCCTTGTTTTTGATGGTATAATCAGAAGCTGTCAAGTTTGTTATCTGACGGTCTCCAATCCACTCACGCATCATGGGAATTGTGCCCAGCCACTTATAATTTTCTTCCCCTGTAGAGGAAGGCACTACCGTTGCCACTCTGTCATAGAGGGGCTTTGTTTCTGTAAAGGCCTTTGTAAAAATAGTGTTGAACCCAGTAAAAAGACCTCTTAAAGACTGTTGATTTACTATCATGATTTATCCTCCTTATTCTGAACCGTTATATGGTTTCTACGGCAATGCCGTCATCTGTTACAGCAATGACTTTTCCCGCCCTTGAGCTTCCAGTCGCTAATGCAGTGACAGTACAGTCATCTACAATATAGCAATCCTTCATGACGTGCTCCGGCTTTATTTTGTTGGCTGCAACGGTAGTGTTATCCCATACGAAAACACCCCTTCTTACTTTCACGGTAATAGCTCCGGCTGTTCCTCCGGTATTATCTGCATATTCTTCCGCACGACCGACGGCAGTTAAACCCTCAGCTTTCGTTGCTGCTTTTGCGTTTCCATTGGCATCCAGGACAACAAGCGTCCCATCCTGGATGATTGCTCCCGCAACGACCGGGAGGATTAACACCTTGCCGCCTTCTGCGAGCTCTGCTGTATTTCTTCCCATATTATTTTACTTCCTTTCCGCCATACTTTTTGAGGTCTTCCTCACTAATGCCTAACTGCTTGCAGATTAGCAAAGTCGTATCGTCCAGTTTTTCCTCTTTGTTGGCTTTGGTTTCAATATCAAGTTCGCCCATTGGTACACCCTGGGGAGCTTTCTCAACAAAGGAAGAGAAGCCTTCCGGGTCTTTCAGTGCATATTGTGTCGCCCAGTCCTTTTGTGCAGGCGTTAATTTACCAGCTTTCAACGCCTTTAAAACAACTTCATCGGCATCCCTTTGAGCAAGTCTGTCTTTTAGCTCTTTGAACTCTTTCTCAGAAACAGTTCCCGGCTTCTGTGAAAGTGCCACGATAGCAGCGGCAGCCTCTTCGGTTTTCGCCCCAGCCTTCAGACCGAGCAGCTCACAGATAACTTTGTTCGCAACGACCTTTTCATCATCACCAGGAGCTCCGGCACCGTCCTTGTCTTTTTCATCCTTATCCTTGCTTTTCTTAGCATCTGCAACGGTAGTCTTTAAAGCATCAAGAATCTGTTCCTCCGGTGTATCTTCTCCAAGACCGAGAAGAGCTGCAAGCTTCTTTAAAATATCCATGTTGTTACCTCCTTCATATTCATCCAAATTAATAGAATTTATTATCGGAAACATACCATCAATAGCGGGTGTATTTGTAAGAGCAACGGAGTGTAAAACAATAGCCTTTCCGTCATGTTTCCTTACAAGTACTACTGGCGAGAGATAGCGGTATTCCTTATTTTCAAGATACTTTTTCGCCTGTGGTGTCCATTCCACCTTGGCAACGATCGCTCCATCCTCTATGAAGATATCCTTTATCCAACCACCAGCCGGAGCCTGGATATCTTTTAAGGTCTGGTGCTCATAATCAATTACAATGTCATTTTTTCTGGAAAGAAAGGTCTGTTTCATTAGCTGAAAACTTTCCTCATCTACATCAAAATTTCCCTTCCGGCTTATCACATGACCGAGTGGTAATATCTTTACTGTTTCAGGAACTCCTTTTACTTCCGTTTGGTTTCCACTGCAAGCAATTAATTTCTGCATCTGTTTCACCTCGACTAGATAGTCGTTTAACAGCGTTAGCACGCGTTATAACGCTTTCATTTTATTATTCTCTGGGAATAATGCCTTTTTACTTTTTTAAGCTGTATTTAAGGCTTATCCGCTTTTGTCATTCTTTTGACTGTGATATGCCTTGACCAATGCTTCAGGGTATCCCTTCAAGTCTGGTGTAAAGGGTACCTTTGCCGGGTTATTGGAAAAGCTCGGGTCAGGCAGCACATTCACAAAACGTCCGTTCTTAAGTTCCGCAGCTTTGGGGACTTCCGTTTCAACGGTCAGCCCACGTTGTTCTACCTGACGCTTTGACAGGGTTCGTACAGTGCAGCGACACCGGAATCCGTTAGGAGGATACCAGGTATCCCATATAGGGGAATCTGCCGGGAACACCCTGCCATCCATAGCAAGATGGCTTGGTCGTGTGTGCTTGTCATTTACTGCGTCATACATCCAATAAGGACGTAGCTTTAAGACATTCGGGTCAGTCATTTGCTTATAGTGTCCAACCTGATAAGCGGTTTGCGTATTCGTTCGGAAGATATTATCTGCCTGGAAATTGGTTATTCCTTCATAACCTTCCGTTTCAAGAAATTCATTCATTCTGTCTCGGAAGCTTTTCATGGTTTCCCCGTCCTCAATTGCTTTTACGAGCTCATCATGAAATTTTTTCAGTACTTGAATTTTGGTATAGCCTGAGACTGTGAAAGCATGAGCTTGATATTCCTGGGCAATTTCATAAAACTTTTCTGGTGTGACAGGAATTTTTTCTTTGAAATAGTTCAAAGCCTCTTCAAACGTAAACTCTTTGTTCCGGCTTATAATGCTTTCAAACTCATTCATTCTCAATCACCCGCCCCTCAAGGTCAGCAAGTAACATTACCTTTTGAAGCAGTTCTTCAATATCAGTGATATCCATTTCCCTGGCAAGCTGCTCTACAAGTTTCTCATCTTCAAAGAGCTTTTTCACTTCCTCAAGGCTTTCCGCACTTGATAACATACTTTGAACTGGTGCAAAGAGTTTTTGAAACAACCCTGCGCTTTGTTTGGCTGCTAGGGAGGACATCGTATCAATCCGAGCTTGTGAACCTGGGCTTGTGTCTGTTTTGTCCTTCAGGGAAAACTCCTTCATAGAAAAGGGATTTATGTTCTTTGTAGGTGCTGCAACCTCTTCATCATCCTCTGGTTTTGGAATAGAGAACTTTTTGTACAGGTGTGAGGTAGGAACTTTCAGACCAATCTCACAAATAAGGGATGAGTAAATTTCAACGGTTTCCTTTAAGTCTGCGGCTTCTTCACAATCATATCGTATGTAAGGGATACGCCTGTCTTCTCCAAAATTGAAGAATACTAAAGGTCGTATCAGGTCACGCCGTAACGTTGCAGCAAGTGACTTACAATCGGCAACTGTAAGGTCATGCCTAACCTCATTATGGGTCTTACTTTGTGCAAAGCTGCCACCCCCCGAATCACTGGTGAGTGTCTGCCCCAGAATAGCCTTAGACATCTGCTCATCACAATATCTTGCAAGTCTTTCATAGACATCAACGGAAGAAGTCTTACCGGATTCTATAAATTCTATCTCAGTTCCATCTGGCACAATACCCGCTGCATCCGTACCAATTTGTATCAATGCACGCATGAGAGCAGCTCTATCATCTTCACTTGCACCGTTTGCATATTTACCAAGACGAAGAGGCATTCCGAAAATCTCACAGAAGCTTACCCAGTCTTTAATGTCATAGTTTTTGAAGAGATACATCCAGGCAACAACCCTTAAAACACCAGCTCTGGAAGGGTGTCCGCTCCGAGCTTTGTAACGATGGATTATGAATTTGTTATCGGGAATGACAACCCCCGCCGGATATTCCTTTGTTGTTACCTTAAAGGTATCCTCCACATCCCAAAAGAAACGCTTTTGATGTCGGCTCTTGATATCCTTTACTACAACGTGACCGTCGTCATAGTCCCATATGATTTCTGAAACTGCGATACCTTTCCCGATCGCATCCAGTAAGTCCATTGCGATATCCTCAAAATTCTCTAAGCTGCCCAGCTCATTGGTCACAAATTCTGCAATTTCTTTGTCCTTCTCATTTTCAGTGTCAAAAGGGATGATTTCAAAGTCAAGCCCAGTAACGGCATTTTTTCGGGTTTGCAGTTGTGAGAAGAGGTGCGGGTCTTTTTCCTCCATCTCCTCAAAGAGCTCCATTTGCCTGAGAACATCCCCGGCATCCGCTTCCCGAAAGATATTAGCAAGTCTAACAGGAGTGAGCCCATTGCTTGGGTAGTCTGAATATTTATCCTGTACCTGGGCAACTGCAATTTCTGTCAGGTCAGGTTTTTTTCTGGTAACTTCTTTTTCTTGTGCTTTGTTCTTTCGATTAAAAATACTCAAAGTATCTCACCTCCTGGCTTTAATAAGAGCCGTTTCTGAATTTAAGAGCCCGGCTGATAACAGACTTATAATCAACCTTTGTACCAACCTTTACATCAAGAGCAGCTCTCACACACATTTCAAGAGCATCCGGGCCATCATCGTTTTTACCCATTGGATATTCTTTCATTTGTTGTAGGAGTGTTTTGTGTTTCTCATTGAACTTTAGATAACCATTTTTAACAAAAGGCTGCAATGACTGTATTCTCAAGTCCTTATTCTGCACACTGTTAACCTCTTCGATTGGGAGGTATTCCCCAGCCTCTGCGCTCCGCTGTGCCATAACATCTTTAAAGAAATGTTGGAACTGTACCGTCTCAACCCTGAATTTGGTGAACGGTTTCTTATAATCCCTGCGGAGCCGCTTCGATGTTTCAATCGCATCCTCAATGATGACATCCGGCTTACGTTTCTCAATGGAAGCAACTGCAATGTACATATAGCCTGTCTTTGTATCCTTTGCAATACCGATGATAGCAGAGGTATCACTTTTTTTATTTTTTCCAAGTGACGGGTCATTTGCTCCCACAAAAAGGAAACGTCCATCTGAGAAATCAACCTCCTCATCATTGTAATAGCTGAACCATTCTTCATTAAAAGCACAGCTATCAGGGTCTATCGGGTCATTCTGGATTTCAGAGTTAAAGCTGCTTTCGCCTTCAGATACCCGGATGACCATAAGGTCATAATAACTGAGCTTTGCTTCCCACAAGACCTCTGTACCTTCAAGCATTTCCTCTTTATTTGCTTCAAAGAACGCCTTTGCTTCTTCCTGCCTATCATCATTTGTAAGGTCTGTATAAATGAGCTCCCAGGCATCCCAAAGCTTGTCATTCTTTGCAAAGCTGATTACACCACGGTATTTGACCGTTTTGTATTGTGGATTCTTCGCTACGTTGGCAAGCAGCGCATCGAAGTGAAGTAGCGTTCCGATATAAACAATATCCGTATAGGTATCACCCGCCTTGGATACCGCTTTGTAAAACCAGTTCCGTAACTTCTTTCGTTGCTCTGGCGTGTTAACATTTTCATCATTTTCAAGGTCATCACAGATAATCAGGTCAGGTCTCCACTGTTTATGACGACGACCACGTATTTTCTTTCCGCTGCCGATAGCCTCAATCTTTACTCCGTTTGATAACAGGATTACCCCGGCTTTCCAGACCTTGCCCTCCATATCTCCAAAATCTTCTTTTATGGCTGCGTTTTCCTCATACTCCGTTTTGATATCGGTGAGGAATCCTTCCGCCTGGTCAGAGCTATCGGATAGAATGATTACATAATGCTTATAGGCATAGGCTGAAGCGTGAAGCGTATCTTTAAAAGTAAAGTTTGTAGACTTGGCATGACCACGGGGAGCCTCAATTGCTCTACGGCATCCCTCTGCCCGGGATATTTCTTTTGCATCCCTGATAGCGTTTTTACCCTTCATAACGCCTGTTGACCAGATACGGTCAAGTTCTGCGTGAAATGCTGGTGATTCTCTCACAAAGTAGTGCGGAAGATAAGCCCTTCCGAAGTATTCAAGGTCAAAGGCACCCAGCTTTTTTCGGAGCCCTTTCTGCCCTGTGAGTTCTGCACCGTTACGAAACTCCTTTAAGAGCTGCGCACGTTCTTCCTGGTTGTTTCCTTCCCTGGTAACATATTTCTCAAAAAGCTCCCGCTGGTATTCCCTGTTGGCAATTTCTTCACGGTCTTCCTGTTCTTCAAGTTTTTCAATGTACTCCTTTAAATCAATCATTGGTCAGAATCCGCTCCTTTGCTTTTAGGAGAATTGCATGAAGCTCCTTTGTCAGCTGAGGGTCTGCTTTTATAGCTTTTGTTAAATCCGCTTCAAGGGCTTCCAGTGCAAGCTCTGTCTTACTCTTATAATCCCGTTTGACTTTCTGCTCATACACTTCTACACGGGAAAGAGAAGCAATGAGCCGCCCAGCCTTATCAAGTGGCATTTCTGCAAAATCGTCCTCTGCTGTAGATACTCTCTGCATCAATCCATCCATCAAGACCATTCTTGAAGCCTTGGTAAAGTCCAAGTCAGGATTTTTCTCAACGGCTGCAGCGATAGCTTTTGTCCTTTCCAGGGTTTCCGCTACACGCTGCGCTGCTTGGTTTGCTCTAATAGCATAACGACCAACTGCGCTTTTACTGATTTCATATCCTTTTTCCTTGAGCCAGACAGCAATGTCCTCATAGGTAATCGAAGTGTCAAGGAGTTGGGCGTCAAGTTGTTCTTTCAAATCCTCGGGTAGTTGTGTGATTTTTGAGCTTACCCTTGTGCGCCTTCTCTCTGTTTTCTCTGCCATTACACATCAACTCCTGGGTCTTCGATTGTACCTTCAACGAGATCAACACCTTTTTTGGTGAGCTTTAGAACAGCATCCTTTCGGTAAGCACTATAGGCATTTACCGTCTTATCGACAAAAGCGATATATTCCCCCTCCTTCAGATAATCAAGATGCTTGGCGATGTCTGGGGAAACTATCATTCCATCTGCAACAAGAGCATTTGTTATCTGTCGGAGGAGTAACGTATTTTGATGACCTTTTACAAGGCTGCGGATAATATAGCCACGGATAGCTTTATTCCGGCTTACCTCAAGTTCATTCATTTCATCCATCTTGTCACCCCTCCTTAATTATTTTTACCTTGCAAAATTCTATCAAGTTTACCGTTCATGTCACCCATCTGCTTATCCACGTTGTTCAGTGTCCGAATGAAATCCTCTCTTAGTACATAGACGAGAGGAAGGTCACTCTTAAGCTCAGACAGTTCCTTCTTGACCTTCTCAATATCATCGGTGTTTTTTTTGATTGCTTCTTTCATGTCGGCAATAGCACTCTTGATACTCCACCCTACAATTGCAACGACAATAGTAGCGACAAGCTGAAGACCAAACATGAAAATCTCACTTCCTACCATGTGCCTTTACTCCCTCATTAAGTTATTGTTTTAAGGCTGAGAACTTTCTCCTCAATCAGCTTTGCAACATAATCCCTGAAGCTTCCGAAATTCTCTTCGATAAGCCTAGCAGCTTCGGGCTTCACCGCTGCGGATATTTCAATGGCAGCTCTTGACGCTAAAGCCAGTAATTCCTCACGGTCTGCTTTTCCTGCTTTCACGGCTTCCCTTAAGCTTTTTGCTGTAGTCTGTTCAATAGCTGCCACGGTAACAGCTGTCAGCTCCTCAACATCTTCCAGCGCATTGTTCAGCAGGAGGCGAGCCCCTTCATCCTTAAGCTGCTCCGTCTGCATCTTGACTTTTGCCGTAAACTTTCGTATACCGTATGTAGCATACGCTGCCAAAAGTCCCAAAAGGGCAAGCATAATTGTGCTAACACCTTCTGTAAATACTGTCTGCATTGTACTCATAACCTTTTCCTCCTTCAAAAGTTTAGATAAAAAAAATAACCATAGGAGCATAACTCCTATGGTTAATATTACAAGGTTTTCTATGAACTTTACATTTGTAGCACTTCTGAGATTTTATTCCATTTTCAGGCAGGTTCTCCGCCTTCAATTCCTAAATCAAAAAGGGAATATTGTCCCTGAAGGTGTCCTTCTCCGCATAGCTCCCGAATCCAACGGTCTGTAACTTCATACTTTTTTGCAAGCTCTAAATGGTTATAGCCGTTAAATTCTTCCCTTATCCTGGCATCCCTTACGGGTCTTACCAGACTTTCCGGCTTCGGTAGGTATATTGTAGCCCCTCCGACAATCTTGGTGAGCTTTATGAGATTCTCAATTCCAATCGCTTCCGCAATTTCTCTATACATTCCTTCAGGTATCATTTCAAGTGTAAGATACTTTTCTAACTCATTCACTGGGTACCTCCTTTCAAAGACTATACCCTCTTGGTGTACTTCAGGCTAATCCATCCAGCACCAGACTTTAACCTACCCCAGCCGCTTTTTTCTTCTACGATGGTATATTTATTCTTGTGTCCAGCCTTTTCCTTTATGGAACCAGTAGCTTTGTAATTTGTTCCAGCTCCGGCTCTTATGTTCAGCTCGTCACAAGTCGTAGTAACTATGTAAGCAGCCGTTTGGGTAGAGCTTGTAAGAGCAGCCTTAAAATCGTCCCAGGTATGTTTTGTCGAATTGTATACATAAGGATTAGGACAAATCTTTCCGGTCACGTCATAATGCCTGATTACATTGGATGCAGGAATGTTGTACTTTTTCATAAGGGATTTTACCAATTCAACGGCTGCACTCACGGTAGCATCTTCAAAATACCAATCTTTATCAGTGGCACCAAGAGAAGCAGTGTTTTTCTTCCTTACACAAAGTTCAATGCCAATACTGTTTGTATTCCTGCATTCCTGGTGCTTGTAGGTAGTAGCTCCACAATGCCAGGCGATGTCTGAATCCTCAACGCTTTGATATATTTCACCTTGAAAACCGATGTAATAGTGAGCGGATGCTCCAATGTATTTTGAGGCATAATATTGACAATTTGCTTTTGCTCCGCCAAGAGCTCCGACATAGTGAATTACCAAATATTTAATTCTTGCAGTGCTGTTCTTATCGGTAAAATTGTAAGGTGTTAGAAGTTTTGTGATAGTCATTCGTCTGTACCTTCTTCCCCGGAAAAGCCCATCTTATCAGGGTCAACACTGTTCCGATAGACTTTCAGCTCATCCTCCGACATCTGAAGAATCTCAAGTCTGAGTTTTTCTCTTTCTTCTGGTGACAATTCTGCGGTATGTTCGCTTAAAATACTGTTTGGTTTATTCACGTTTATTCCTCCTTATAGGGCTTTATATTCTTGTTCTTTTTCAGCTTTGTATGTGGATACAAGCTCTCTGATACGTTTGGTCAATTCTGGATCGCATTCAATCTCATGACTTTCAAGAGCACCATAAGCAACATTACCGAGGAATAACTTTTGTGTCTTACTTGTTAGTTTCGCCCTCCATGTACGTTCCAGATAAAATAGTATACAATCTAGCTCTTTTATCTCATCCCTTAGTCTAATTGCCTTCATCATTGTTTCATGTTCCATAATAACCTCCTAACTGGTAATAAGGCGGGTAAGATATCTATTCATTTTTTCTTCCGTATCGCCATTTATCACTATGCTTTGTAACTTTACAAACTAGTGTAAATACCGCTTTTATTATATGTACTTCCTCACAATCATCACTGGAGAGTTTATAGATAAACAATTCCTTTCCATTATCCCGGATATAGACTGTTCTTTCTGAATGCTGCTGAAGTTCAGGAGTGTTGTACGTTTCTCCATACCAGCGAATATTACCACTAGAGCCTATACAACGTGGTTCAAAGTAGAATTCATCTCTTAAGACAATCATTATGTGCCTCCTCAATCATCCATAGAAATATCACCGTAGAGTATCTTCTCAATCTTTTCATTTTCAGTATGTAGCCTATCAATTTTCCTGCGATTCTTCTCTAAGGATTCACTAACCTTAATATACAAGTCAATGTCCATCCCCTCTTGAAACTGATTTACTAAATCACCATTTTCTTTTAAGATACGACCAATCATATCATGATTAGTGTCACTTCTGTTTCTGTAAAGCATTGTAATAGGATTAAATATCCAACCAGCTTTAAATATAACTTGAATTAATTCTTTCTTAGAAAAAATCATCAAATCATTTTCGGTGATTTTATCCTTCTTTTTTGACATATACAGAGCCTTTCTGAAGGTGTGATTCCTCCGTATAGATATTCACATACGTTCCAGAGTTATCCAACTCATATTTAAAGAATACCCTACCTGTTTTTATCAAATGAATACAAGCGATATTTGTTATTTCATGCGTTTCCAAGTTGAGGTTTACACCCATAATATTAATCTGTTTATCCGAGAGAATATTGGACGCTGCATAGGTTTGAATCTTATCACCTATTTCATAGGGGCATATTGCGTTAAATGCTGCATATTTCATCTAGTTCGCCTCCTTGTTTTTACCTTGTTCTCTGTTTACCATTTTTTTGAGGGCTTCAATGAGCTTATGCATCTGCGGAACAGAGAGCCACTCAATCCGCTCTACCTGGAACATCTTTTTTACAAAACCATTTATCCGAGCATTGTTATTATTCCATCCTAGTTCATCTGTGAGAGCATAAACCTTTTTGCGAAGATTTTCGGTAAGAGGGTTTCCACCCTCATTGGTTCGCTTACCGTGTCCAGCCCGGATGACATCATCCTTCATATTCGAGAGAACTCGACAAACTCTGTCAATTTCACCTTGCGTCAGCAGCTTCATGCTGTCTTTCCTGGTCTCTCGTAAGATAATGGCATAAAGGTTTTCTTCCTCAAGGGAAAGCTCCGAGGATTTTGCCAATCCCCATATTGTACGGATAGAGCAGGAGGGGCGATTCCGCCCCCCATATCTTTTTTCTGCCATGTCTGCCTCCTTACTGCTGCAACACTTGAAGTTTTTCTTTATCCGTCTCATACCAGAAGGTATCTTCTTTCTTAAGAGAAGCACCCACCCGGATGATTTCATCCTCCGTATACTTGGACTTAAGAACATCCTTGTTGATATTTTCTACTGTAACAATGCAATCGGTCATCTTACGAGCCTTAAGGCTTTTGATAATGGCAGCAAGTTTTTCCTTTGGCTTAGGGAGTACAACTTTTGTACTCAAGCGGAAGCCTGTCTTACCAAAATTCAGCATCTTGGTTTTACCGTCCAGCTCATCCCTATGCTCTTCAACAAATGCCTTTATATCCTTACCAAGAGAAGCAATACGGTCATTTATTGGTTCTGCCTCCTGGGATGCTGTAAGCTTAATACCTTGTATTTGCTTGTTCATTTCACCTTCAATGTCTACAAGGTCAAGTTCTGCCTCTGCAATTTTCTTTAATGCATCGTCTACATCTGCCCAGGTTTTAAAAACCGGACTTTCTTTGATTTTAGTTCTTGCCATACTATTTACTCCTTTCATTGCTTTAAATATCTTCTTCCCAGTCACCTTTTGAAATTTCCTCATCCGGCGTCTCAAGTTTGCTTTTAATGACCTTGCACTCAAGTTCTTCCTCGACAATAGCTTCCAACAGCTCGAAAAAGCTATCTAATACCTCCAAGTCCTTATCAATTTCAAACGTATAAGTCATCTGCATAAGTTAACACCTCCCTCCATAAGAATATTAAAATCTTAGACATTCTTTTCTAGCACCATTGCCATAATTTCAGCTATGATGTCGCGATCTCGAATAGCTTCTTTATACTCCTTTTCGTACCCGGGTTTTGCTGTATCAAGATTTGCAGAAGTTGAAAAATGATAGCATTGGAATATCGCCATAGATTTTTGCTCTTCTAAAAACTCCATAACAGACTTCATGGTTTATCCCCTTTCTGACACAACTAGCAAGCATTAATTTCTTCCTTTCTCACCAAGAGCAGTACACTTTCAGGGCTTATGGGAAGCGGTTGTGTAATACCCGTTCCCTCAATACTTGCTTTTGCAATCTTTCCAGAATGAATATCTATCACCACACCAAATTCTTTATAAATTCGGTTAAAATCATTAACCGGGATATCTTCTAACGTTAGTTTTCTCATTTTATTAGCCTCCTTTGCCACTTTGGATGAGATTAGAGCATCATCATGTTAGATGCCTGACTTATTACATCAAGAGTAATTTTATCTTTACCACGTTCCTGAAGGATACGGAAAACGTTATTGAGTGTTCGGTCGAGCAATCTAAAGCATCCAGTTTGATGATTGCACGCTCTGGCTTTCAATTCAGCGAGTGCATCTTCCTCCACTTCATACCCTTCAAGAAAACTCTCAACCTCTTTATTCGTAAGCCCTTTAAGGCTTGCATAAAAGTCTACACGGTTTGCAAATCTGGTAAGATAGGATTTTATTTGTGCTTCAAGCTTGGGTTCTCCGGCTATTACCATTCCAACATCTGTCTGGTCAAATATAGCCCTTAGAATTTCCATTTTCTTTTGTGTATACTTGCTGATAAGCTTATCCGCCTCATCAATAACCAGGAGATAGCCACGGTTAACGTTGAAAAACTCCCGGATACCGTTGACACGTTTCCATATAGTTCCGTAGGTTGTAGGAATACCAAGAGACCTTTCTATTGCTTCTACCAGGTCACGGCTGCTCATAGTATCATCACACTCAATATAAGCAACACGAGGCATTTTTGAGTAATACTTCAAAGCATGGGTTTTTCCGTATCCTGACTTACCAACTACAATCCCAAGTCCTATGTATTCTTGACAGGAGCTGCACACACCTATAATATTCTGAGCATCGTGGCTCTCAAAGAAACTGGCACGCTGTTTTACAACTCGAAAAGTAGGTTTTTGCTCATTGGATGCAGTAGTGTTCTCACCAGTAGCATCCTGAAGGAAAGCGGAAAGCTTGGATTCCAATTCAGTCGAATCACTATCATATTTATTCGCCAGATACCTTGATACGGTTGTACGAGAATAGTTTATATTACTTGCAAGTTCCGTAATGGTCATGCCCTTACGCTTTATGTATTCATTTACTTTTTCTGCTATGGTCTTTATTTCGCCTGTATAGGCTCTTGCTGCTAATGCTTCCATGTATTTATCCTCCTTGGATTATCCGAGGGCTCTTAACTTTTCGAGTGCCGTCTGAGCCTTCTGATTGAAAAATTCTTCGTGACCTTTTTCATTTTGTTCTTTGCTTTGTTTCTTAGAAATACTTCCGTCCTTCATACCTATGCGGAACTCCTTGTCATTGGGAAGCTGTACAACCTTTTGTTTCGCCTTAGAGACTGTAAGGTCTAAGCTGCCAACCACAACCGGAGTACTGTTTTCATCTTGTACACGGTATTCGTAGGGCGTTTGAAAATCTTCGAGTAGTTCCCTGGTTTCTCTAAGCTGCCGTTTCTGCTTTCTCATATGCTCTTCAAGTGCTAATTGTGTGACACCCGGTGCAAATTGTAGAAGCTCAGAAGATACCGCCTCACAGATACGTTTTCCGCTCTTGTCATACACATATAGCTTGGTGACATCGTCGATATCCCATTTGATATTTACTGTCTCACCAATATAATGGCAAAGCTCATAATCTGTATAAAGAGTACCAAATTTTATTATTCCCTGGTTACGCACAAGAGCAGTATCAGCTTTCATAAGGAGCATTGCTGCATACTCTCTTGGAGGAGCTGCTTTTACATACCTTTCAACTGCATTATCAAATAATTCAATCGGTGTAATGTATTTTTCACGGGCTTTCTTTAAAGAACTGTGTTCCCGTTTGTGGTAAACTTCATTTTTCCAACGTGTCCAATGCTCATAAAATTCTTCCATCGTGAGAAGCTCCCCACGCTCAAGCATTTTAGGAATGTCTTTTTTCCGTTTGTCATCTGTTCTTGTCCCTGTAAGGGTACCGACATAACTTTCCATCCACTTGGTAAATAGGTTGCAAACAGTACGAAAGAATCGTTCAATCTGACCTTTTCCCCATGGCTCGTAAGGCAAGGAGCGTGACCAATCTTCAATACCGATAGAGCGGTAAAAACCTTTGGTCTCACTGTCAAATTGTAAATCCTGCATCTGTCTTTCTTTACGGCTCTGTCCTGTGTTTGTTTCTGCTGTATAATCTTTTCCGTTATCAATGTGCAAGTGCTTCGGTACACCGCCAGGGTGGGAGTAGACCATCTTCACAAGGCTTTCCTTTAGTATCTGTGCGTTTGCATCTACACAGAGTACGTCACCCATGATGCAGCGTGAGCGGGTATCTATCCAAGCAACCAACTTCGGTCTAACCGCTTTTACCTTCCCGTTAGGGCTGGTGTACTGCACCCAGCAATCAAAAGTATGCTCATCCCCTTGGACAAATTCCATGATAGATAGTGCAGTCGTGTCACGTTTTCCCTTTAGCATCTTGGCATTTTTAAATTCCCTCATGCCGTTTGCTGCCAGGTAGTGAGCATTTTTACCCCTGAGCTCATCCATTAAATACTTTATGTACCTTGCAACTGTTTTTATGGAAGGATAGCCTTCCCATCCACGCTCAAAAGCTATATCTTCAAATTTCCAGTACAGCATTTCGATAGTACCTTTATTTTGAGCAAAGCTCTTATCAAACCAAATATTTTCAATGATAGCCTTTTGTTCATCGGTAAGACTTGGGAAAGTATTAGAATCCTTTGGCTTTCTGCAAAGAGCAAGGACTTTGAAGTAATCAAAATTGCGATTTTCTTCTTTCTCAAGTTTCAATGCCCATGCACTAGCCTCAAGGTAAGCTTCAGCATAGCGGTACAATGTTCGTTGACTTATTCCTATTTTCAAAGCCATTTCATCGGAATAAGATGTCCGATCGTTATCTTTATATGATACAAACTCCTCAAGTTTTCTTGAAAGCTCAACTGCTTCATAGTATTGCTGCTTGCGTGTCTCAATGTACCAATTCAAGTCAATGTCAAGATACCATGGATATCCTTCATCTTTTGGCTTAACTTCAGTATTGTTACAATCCACTTTTTGGCTAGCCTTATAGGCCTTTCTTGCTTGCGAGGAGAGAGAGGAAAGGGCAACGGTTACTCGTTCTTTTCCACCATTTTCACTTAGTTCCTTCAATGTCTTAAATGAACCAGGATTCCGCTTCATTCGTTGAACTAAAGTATTATAATTGATGCCTTCATAATCCGCTGCCGCTTCCAATGATATAAATGTTTCAGCCAAATCTCTTTTCCTCCTTTATGCTTTACTTTTCTACGTACTCTTGATAAAATGAGATTGATGAATATTTTCATCAGCTTTGCCGAGAAGAGCGGGACATTTGGGAATGGACGCTCTTTTCTTTTTGCCTTTAAGCATATTCATCCCTCCGAATCATTTACCGAAATTAAGCTTCTTCAAGTCCTGCTCAACTTTCTGTATTTCAGACACTACATAATCCCTCATGTCATTTAAGCTTTCTATACTCGACTTCTTCATTTCCAGATATGCATATAAATCGTCTAGCTGCCTCTCTATTTCTTCCTCAAGTTCCTCCATCTTAGATTTAAGAGTATTTATCTTCACTTCAGATATTATCTCTTTCATATTTGGAGTAGGAAGACTTCCCTCCTTACCCATGGCAGCTTTTAAGCTTTCAATTTCCGTGAGTAAAGCTGTAATATTCTTCAAATTAATTCCTCCTTATGCTGTTTTTTTCAATTCCTCTAAATCAATATCAAGTACTTGTGCGATTTTCAAAGTATACTTATTGCCTGTTCTTTCACCATAAAGGATAAGGTTTAGGTATTTGTTACTTGTTCCAACCTCTTGTGCTAACTGTACTTGTGTCATTCCTTTTTCTATAAGATTCTTCTTAACCATCTTTCCAAAATTAGTTAGTTTCCTTTTCTGCATTTAGCATCATCCTTCCTATATCTATCTGAATTTTTTAAGTGATGCTGGTATTTTTTTTATACTCCCTGAAACTCTATGTACAACTTCGAGAACTTCAGTTGTTGCTTTTACAACCAGCCAATTATCAGAATTCAAACCGATATTGTTTAGTTGAATTTTTTGTGCTCTTGTAGGTCTTTTACCGTGTTTCAAAATTTCACCTCCTGAAAACTAATTACTATGAATGAGAATAAATAGAAGTGTAGGCTACGGGTTACGAAAAGTTAGGAGAACCTCTCAGATTTTTTTTGTAATTTAACCCTGACTGTGATAATATGGTAATGATATATTTATCTATCCAAAACAATTTTATACCACAAATGAGAACTTGTCAACAATAAGTTCTCATTTGTGTGGTTTTTATCTAATATTTTAAGGAGGTTTATCCATGAATGAAAGCTTTGTTGATATAGGATTGAGGATTTCTGCTCAAATGGAAAAACTAAAATTAAAGCAAAAAGACTTATGTGAAGATACTGAAATATCCAAAAACGCTATAAGTAATTATGTTAATGGTAATAGGATACCGGATACAAATTCAATATATAAACTATCGAAAGCATTAAATGTTTCCATGGAATGGTTACTAACAGGAAGTGATTCTAACATTACCACAAATGAGAACTTTACTGAAAAAGAGACATTGGAGGAAGACGAAGAAGATTTATTAAACGGATATAGAGAATTAAATGACCGTGATAAACGAGAAGTCTTAGCTTACATAAACATGAAAAAGGACTTGCAGAAGAAGAATATCAAGTCCAAGTCATCAACTTCCAGAAATGGAAAAGGCAAAACGGGAGAGGAAGCAGCAACAAGTGAAACTGCTTAATTTTTTTTATTGTCTTGATAGATTTCTCTATCTTTTTATGTCACATTGAAAATATTCTCAAATGAGTTTATAAAAGTGTGAGAAACCCTGATTTTAAGCCAATGTGACAGTCATTTTTTTAAAATATGTTTTTGTCACATTGATTTTTTTAAAACTCAGACTGAAAATATACAATCTAGAACGTTGTTTTGAACGAACGTTACTGACCTAACAGGGCTGTAAATGCTTAATTTTTAAGGATTTTTTCATTATATCGTTAAAGATTTGCACAATAAGAACGCTTCGTTAGCACGTCGTTTCACTCGACATACTTTTTTTAGAATGGTATAATCATCATATGAGCCATTATTACACGTAAACCCTCTATGCTGCTGAGGCTTCCAAAGTGTAAAACTGGCTCAAATGCTTATTTTATCAAGTTTTTTATAATCTGTAAAATGATTTTTGTGCAGGAAAAAAGAACATCATTTAATTTTCAACGATGTTCTCAATATTTTTGTCATACAATCTTACATTAAATTGATTAAACCCGTATAAATACTGACATTTCTCATTAACTCTCGTGTTATCCCACATTATCCCGGTTTGTCAGATATGTTGTCTGAGTACAGTTAAACCGTTTTTCTTAACTATTTC